CTTAGATCTCCTTAAAACTCAGTTACTTTTAAAAGGTATTATTACTGAGACTGATTGGAGAAACATTAGAGAAAATATTTCTGTCGACTTTATTCGCGATTCATATTTCTCAGAATTAAAAGAAGCAGAAATTATTAGAGAAAGATTAGAACTACTCGCGCAATTAGATGAGTATGTTGGTAATTATTACTCTAAAGAGTGGGTTCAAAAGAATATTCTCAGACAATCTGATGAAGATATAGATATGATGTCAAAACAAATTGATGCCGAAAGAGCATCTGGTCAAATTCCAGATGAAGATGACCTTGAAATTTAATTTATTATAAATATAGTAAAAGGTGAGTAAATGACTAATACAATTGATTTAATCGACGCATTAGCAAATGAAAAAACTGCTAATGCTAATAATACATTTAATGATTTAATGGCAAGTAAATTAAATGCGGCTATTGACGCAAAAAAGATTGAAATTGCTAATGATACATATAATGGTGTAACACAAGAATTAGAACAGGATATCGGGACAGATGAAGTTCAAGGAACTGAGACAGACACTGACTTTGAGTGAAGCTTCTGAAAAAGAAGTAAAAACTCTTAAAGTTGGTAAGAAATCTAAAGCTGTTATTAAACAGAAGGGTTCCAAGTTTTCTGTCTATATCGATGGCAATTTGCTAGACGATAAATATAAGAATGCTAAAGAAGCAGAAAAGTCTGCGAAGGAATTCGCAGATCTTATGGGAGCATAATTAAATGAAGCTTATTACAGAACTTTATGAAGATAATCTAAGCTATGTTACCGAAGAAAAGAACGGTAAAAAGAATACCATCATTGAAGGTATCTTTATGCAGGCTGAGTCTAAAAATAGAAACGGCCGTGTTTATCCTCGCGGAGTTATGGAATCAGCCGTAAATAAATATGTTACAGAACAGGTTAGTCGTGGTAGAGCTGTGGGTGAACTAAATCACCCTGAAGGACCTACAATTAATCTGGATAAAGTTTCTCATCGTATTACCGAACTTAAGTGGGATGGTAATAATGTGATGGGGAAAGCACTTGTACTAGATACTCCTATGGGACAGATTGTAAAAGGTCTTGTCGAAGGCGGTGTTCAGTTGGGTGTTTCAAGTCGTGGTATGGGTACTCTTGTAAACCGTAACGGAGTAAATGTCGTAGGCAATGATTTCATTCTTGCGACAGTGGACATTGTTCAAGATCCCTCAGCACCAGAAGCTTTCGTTAATGGGATTATGGAAGGCGTCGAATGGATCTGGGAAAATGGTATGTTACAAAAACAAGAGATTGAAAAATATGAGACTGAAATCAAGCGTGCATCTTCATCCCAGTTGGCCGAGAGTCAATTGAAGGTGTGGAACGATTTCCTCTCAAAACTTTAACTCTCAATCAAGGAGTATAATAGATGTCTGAAGAGACCAAAGTAGAAGAGTTGGATCTCATTGAAGATGTTACTGAAGTAGAACTCCAAGATGATAACCTCGAAGAAACAGTTGAAGTTGAGAACGAGGAAAGCATCGCGGAAGATGCCGAAGTTGAAGAAGTAGCTGAAGAAGTAGTAGCTGAAGAAGCTATTGAAGAAGCAGCGGCTCCTAAAACTAAGGCCGGTATTATTAATGCCATGTACTCAGAAATGTCCAAGATGAAAAAAGCCGACTTACAAGCCGCTTACGAAAGTATGATGGGTAAAGATGACGAAGACGGCGATGACGACGATGACGATGATGAAGAAGAAATGAAAGAAACAAAAGGTAAAGTAAAAGAGTCATATGACTTTGAAGCTGACCTTGATGCCTTAGTATCTTCTGATGATTCTTTGTCTGAAGGATTCCAGGAAAAAGCAGCAACAATCTTTGAAGCAGCCGTAAAAAGCAAAGTTTCAGCTGAGATTGATCGTTTAGAAGATGAGTATACTCAAAATCTAGAAGAAGAAACTGCTGGTATTCGCAACGAATTAGTAGAAAAAGTAGATGGTTACTTAAACTACGTTGTAGAAAACTGGATGGAAGAAAATCGTGTAGCAGTTGAAAATGGTTTACGCACTGAAATTGCAGAATCATTTATGGATGCGCTGAAAGGTGTATTTACTGAGCATTACATCACTGTACCAGAATCAAAAGTTGATATGGTAGATGATCTTGCTGAGCAAGTACAAGAGCTTGAAGGCCAACTCACAAAAGCTACGGAAGATAACATTCGTTTAAGCGAATCAGTATCAGATTTTCGTCGTGCAGAAATCTTAGCAGAAGCATCTAAAGACTTAGCAGTAACTGAAGCTGAAAAGCTTAAGACACTGGCTGAAGATGTTGATTTTGAAGATGCAGATACATTCGCAAGAAAAGTAGCTACATTAAAAGAATCTTATTTTGCTAAACCCGTAACAGAAAATGTAGAAGCTGCAGAAGTATCTATGAATGCCGATAACACTGAAGAAGTTCAGTTGTCGCCAATCATGGAAAGATATTCCGCCGCTCTTGCAAAATCAGTAAAATAAAAATATCCCATTAGGAGAAAACAACAATGTTTAATGCAGAAAATGCATCTCAAAAATGGCAGCCTATCCTCGAGAACGCTGCGATTCCAGAGATCAAAGACAACTACCGTAAGTCCGTAACTGCGGTACTTCTCGAAAACCAAGAAAAAGCAATGCGCGAAGAGCGTGCCGCTTTCGGTATGGTTAACGAAACAGCTGCTAACGCAACTGGTGCCGGCATCGATACTTTTGATCCAGTACTTATCTCACTTGTACGTCGTGCAATGCCTAACCTTATGGCATATGATGTAGCTGGTGTTCAGCCAATGTCCGGCCCAACAGGCTTGATCTTTGCAATGAAATCACGTTACAGCACTAAAGCCGGCGCAGAAGCTCTTTTCGGTGAAGCAGATACATCTCACTCCGGTGCAGGTTCACACGCTGGTGCGTCCGATTCATTGGGTTCATACGGTACAGATACTACTCCAGCCGATGACATCGAAGATTCATTCGCAACTGGTGCTGGTATGGCTACTTCAGCTGTTGAAGCACTTGGTAACACAGGTGGCAACTTCGGCGAAATGGCTTTCTCAATCGAGAAAACATCAGTAACTGCAAAATCACGTGCGCTCAAAGCTGAGTACACAATGGAACTTGCACAAGACTTGAAAGCAATTCACGGTCTTGATGCAGAATCAGAATTGGCAAACATCTTGTCAGCTGAGATCCTTGCAGAAATCAACCGCGAAGTAATTCGTACA